AGCGACCGCGGCGAGCAACTGGCCATGCCGGTGCGCGCCTGGATCGAGGAAGTGTCCGACATCCTGTATCAGGCTTTCCAGCACCCGCGCTCGACCTTCCACTCGAGCCTGCACGAGGATTACCTCGACATCGGCTGCTTCGGCACCGGGGTGCTCTATATCGACTACGACCCCGCCTTCGGCTCGACCTGCTACAAGGCCTTCCCGCTGCACGACTGCTGGGCCGACGAGTCCAGTAATTTCCAGGTGGATACGCTGTATCGGAAAACCACCTACACGAAGCGCCAGCTCGTGCAGGCCTTCCCCGGGATCAACGAGGCGTCCGAGAAGGTGTTCAAGTCCGGCGACGACCGCCTCTTCGAGGTGATCCACATCGCCCACCCCCGCAGCGACCGCTCCCCCGAGCCGGGCCCCATGAACAAGAGGTATGCCTCGGTCTGGGTCTGCTTCGAGCTGGGGTTCATCCTCAAGGAGAGCGGGTATGACTTTTTCCCCTACATGGTGCCGCGCTGGACGAAGTATGCGGGCGAACTCTACGGGCGCGGGCCCGGGATGAACTCGCTGCCGGACATCCGCATGCTCAACGCCATGTGGAAGACAATCCTGCGCGCAGCGCAGAAGATGGCAGACCCGCCGCTCATGCTCCCGGACGACGGGTTCATGCTGCCGCTCAGGACGACTCCTGGAGGGTTGAATTACTACCGCACCGGCATGGCCGAGAGGATCGAGGCCCTGCCGGTCCCGTCGCGCCTCGATGTCCCGGTGGACATCCTGCGCGACAGGCAGGAGGCGATCCTGAAGGCATTCTACGTGGACTGGCTGCTCATGGACCGCAAGAAGGAGCGCCAGACCGCCTTCGAGATCCACGACGCGCGGCAGGAGAAGATGGTGCTGATGGCCCCGATGGTCGGCCGCCTGAAGTCGGAACTCCTCGGCCCGATCATCACCTCGACCTATTCACTGCTCGCCGCCTGGGGCCATATTCCCGACGCGCCCGAGGAGCTGATGGACAACCGACCGCTGCGCATCAACTACGTCTCGCCGGCCTTCAAGGCCCAGCAGTCCTCCAAGTCCCAGTCCATCGAGCGCTACCTGCAGCAGTTGCTGCCGTTGACCCAGGTCGACCCGACCGTCCTGGACGCGCTGGACATGGACCGGCTGGTGCAGGAGTATGCACTTCTTGGAGACGTCTCCCCGCGCGTGCTGCGCAGCAAGCCGGAGATCGACGCGATCCGCGAGCAGCGCGCGGCGCAGGAGCAGCAGGCCGCCCAGATCGCGCAGGCCGAGCAGGCCAGTTCCGCCATGAAGAACGTGGCCCAGGCCCGCGCCGCCGACCCGGCCGCCAGCGAGGCCGCCAGTTCGTTCCTTCTCGGATGAGCCGCATCAAGCAGTGGCTGAACCGCCACAACATCAGCGAGGACTACCGGATCCTCTTCGGTGACGAGCGCGGCATGCGCGTGCTGCGCCACATGTGTATCCAGGCGGGCATCACACGCGCCGCCCTCACGACCGACACCACGGCCCTTCTCATCAAGGAGGGCCGCCAGCAGTTCGTTTATTCCATACTCAAGACGGTCCTGGGTTCCGAGGACCAGCTTGCCCGCTTCCTAGTGGAGGCAATCAAGGAACAGGAGATCAAACAAGATGCTGAAGCACCAAGGTCCGCTCTATGAGGAGGCGGGGGCAGCCGGCTCGACCGGTCCCCTACTCACCACCACAGCGGGTAGCCAGTCCACAACTACAACGACCGCGCCCGCCCTTCCTCCCGACCCGGCGAAGTGGCGCGAGTTTCTCAGTGACGAGTTCAAGGTCCACCCGGTCCTGAAGGACTACAAGGACGCCAACGCGCTCGCCAAGAGCCACGTCAACCTGCAGAAGCTGCTGGGCGGCGACAAGATCCCGGCCCCCAAGGACGACTGGACGGCCGAGCAGTGGAACGAACTCTACGCCCGCCTGGGTCGCCCGGAGAGCCCGGACAAATACGCCTTCAAGGTGGCGGAAGGCTTTCCCGTCGACGACCCGCTGCTCAAGGACATGACCGCCATCATGCACGCCAGCGGCCTGTCCACGAAGCAGGTTGCGGCCGTGCTCGAGGGCTACTCGGGCAAGGTCATGGGTCACCTGGCCAACGAGAAGACGCAGCAGGCCAAGGCTGCGGCCGAGACCACTGCGGCGCTGCAGAAGGAGTACGGCGACAAGTTCGAGGAGCAGCTCAACTATGCGCGCTACGCCGTGAAGGAACTCGGTGACGAGGCCCTGATCAAGGCGCTCAACGAGACGCACCTGACCAACTCCGCGCCCCTGGTGAAACTGATGGCGAAGGCCGGACGTCTTCTCGCCAGCGACCGCGCCAGTGGCCAGGCTGCCACGGGCAGCTTCGGTGACAACATGAGCCCGGCCGAGGCCCAGGCCGCGCTGTCCTCGCTCATGGCCGACCCCAACAACGTGAAGGCGATGATGGACAAGGACGACGTCCGCCACGACGAGGTCATCAACCGCCGCATGCGCCTGTTCCAGCTTGCGTCACCCCGGGCCACGACCTAGTCCTGCCCGCGCAGTATCCGTTTGACGCCTATATCTTGTGGCGACACGCTCCCTCTTCGCCGGGGGAGCGTGTCTGTTTTACGTCCTGGCCAGCCCCAGCGGGTCGCGCCTAGCGCGGTAGCCCGGCAAGCACGTCACGGAATGCACTGCAAAACCACATTGCAATCGCAACCAATCATCTGACATGGCTACCGATCCCAACACGATTGAAACCTCATACATCAACGCCTTCAAGGCAGGCTTTGATCTGGCGTTTCAGCAGAGCACGTCCCGGCTTCGTGGATACTTTGAATCCAACCGCCAGGCGTCCGAATTCGACTTCTACGACCGCCTCGGCATCGCGGAAGACCTGACCGAGAACAACACCCGTTACGGGGACAACCCGATGACGGAAATCCCGCATGATCGCCGCCGCTGCGGCCTTCGCGACTTCGAGACCGGCAAGGCCGTGGACCCGAAGGACCTGGTGCGGGTGTCCAGCGACCCGACCAACGAGTACACCTCGTCCATGGTCATGGCCGCCAACCGCAAGATCGACGACATCATCATCAACCGCATCTTCGGCCCGGCCTACACCGGCAAGAAGGGCGACACGGTGGTGAACTTCGTCTCGACGACTGCCGGTGACATCACGATCGGATCCATCTCCGACGCGACCAACCGGTTCGTCACGGGTGGCGACATCACCAAGGAAGTGGGCACGGAGGGCATCGACGTCGCCGTGGACTACGTCCCGACGGGTGCGCCTGCGGCCTCGGGCATCACGCTCGACAAGCTGCGCGCCGTGCGTCGCGTGCTCCTCGCCCTCGAGGCGATCAGCCAGGACACGATCCTCAACGTGCATCTCTCGAGCTTCCAGCTCTACGAGCTGCTCAAGATCGACGAGATCATCAACTCCGACTACGCGGTGCGCAAGGCCCTGGCCGAAGGTTCGGTCACGACCTTCATGGGCTACCGCTTCATCCACTCGGAGCGCCTCCTGAAGACGGGCACGACCCGCCATTGCATCATCTCGCTGCCGAAGGCCTTCAAGCTCGCGGTATCGAAGGATGTCACGGTGGACATGTGGCGTCTGACGGCCAAGAAGAACATCCCCTATGTCTATCTGTCCATGGGCATGGACGGAACGCGCATGTGGGGCGAGGTGACGGTCAAACTCAACTGCCTCGAGGCCTGAGCCACGGCGCAGTCAACCACCCACCTCAACAAGGACCACCACTATGGCTACCATCAATCTCTACGCCGCCACGACGCACAAGTCCGTCCAGATGGCCAAGCTGCTCTCCGACGACAAGGGTTACCACATCCTTGCCCCGGCGGACATCGCGGCCCACGGACGCATCGTGCCGTTCAACTTCACGACCGCCGTTGCCCGGCCCGTGAACGAACTCATCATCCTGGGCTTCCTGCGCAAGGGCATGCGCATCGCCTCGATGTTCGTCTACCACACCGCGGCGGGGGCTGGTTCGCTCATCGACGTCGGTCTCGTCAAGGTCTCCACCCTCGACGACGCCGGCATCAGTGGCACGCCGATCCTCGTCAATGCGGACTTCGCGACCGAGGGTGTGTCGAACATCCTCCCGCAGAACATGCTCACCGAGGTGACGGAGGACAGCTATCTCGTGGCGCGTATCGAGGGCATTCCGCTCCCGATCAACGCCGCCATCAAGGGCTTTGCCCTCGTCTTCGAGAATATCTGATCGCCCCTCCCGCCAACCTGGAGCAGTAACGGGGAGGAGCATCACGCTCCTCCCCGTCCTTTTTATGAGTTCCGCCGTAGTCCTCACCCAGGTAGAGATCTGCAACGATGCGCTCGGCCTTGTCGGTTCGGCGCGCATCCAGTCCATCGACGACGACACAACCGCGGCCATCGAGTGCAAGGCGCGCTTCGACATGTCGCTCAACCATGTCCTGCGCCTGCATCCCTGGCAGTTCGCCACGCGCCATGTCCAGTTGGCGCAACTGGGCGAGCCCGTCCCGCCGCCCTGGACCTTCCTTTACGCCGCCCCCGCGGACTCCGTCCTGGTCCGCAGGCTCTACGACACCCGGGGCAGCAACGTCCCGTTTCGCACGTATGACAACCGCATCCTGGCCTGTGAGTCGTCGTTGTGGACCGAATACACCCGCAAGGTCGAGGTGGTCGCGCTCCCGCACGAGGTCGGGCACGTCGTCGCCTGCCACCTTGCCTACTCCATCGCCCCGGTCTTCGCCGCCAACGGCCAGAATTCCCGGGAGGCGCTCTACGTGATGTTCGAGCGCGAGCTGTCGCGGGCCCGCTTTGTCTCCGCCCATGAGTCAGGCACCTATCTCGGCTCGACCGAGGACTGGACCGCCGCCCGCTACCAGACCCTCGGAGGTCTTCATCCCTACGCCCTGACTGATGGACAGCCCTGACATCCAGACCAACTGGACCGGTGGCGAAGTCTCCCTGCTGTCTGCCGGGCGCTTCGACGTCCAGAAGTACCGCAACGGGGCCGCCACGATCCAGAACTTCCTCGTGAAGCTCCAGGGCGGCCTGTTCTACCGGCCGGGCTTCCGGCACGTCGCCAACGCGAACCTGCCCACCCAGCCCTGCCGCCTGCTGGGCTTCATGCGCGACGAGAACAACACGTTCCTGATCGAGCTGGGCCACGAATACCTTCGTATCTACGAAAACGATACGGTGGTGCAGACGCTGGCCTCGCCGTGGACCGCGGCCCAGATCTGGGACGTGGATTTCGAGCAGTCCTACGACACGATGTGGCTGACCCACGGCTCCTACAAGCCGCGCCTGCTCGAGCGCCGGGCGGTCTGGACCCTGACCGAGATGGTCTTCACGGTCACTCCCTACTACTCCAGCTACTTCACCGACGACGCCACCCTGACCCTGCAGGGCATCTTCGACCGCCGCACCCTGACCAGCGCCTCGGGCTCGTTCGCCGGGGCCGCGCTCGGCCAGTTCGTGCAGTATGTCGTCGCGGGCATCGACTACATCGGTGCCATCGTGGATATCCACAGCGTCAACGAGGTCGTGGTCGAGCCCTACGAGGACCAGAAGCTGGAGGTCGCCGACGAGGTCTACATCATCGACACGACCGCCACCTCGATCAAGCTGTCCGCCTCGGCGGTCATCACCCGCCACGAGATTGGCGGCTACCTGTATCTGGCGAAGAAGGACATCGCGACCAAGCAGTGGTTCAAGGTCACCAGCATCAAGGGCGACTACGGGCAGGAGGCCAACGGCGATCACATCGTTCCGGTCTTCATCTCCGACGACATTCACGCGGGCGCGCGCGTGACGCGCGGGACGCTGGTCGCCACCTCGCCGATCTTCGACTCGGCCGACGGTGACATCTTCATCCGCCTGCACTTCGACAATCACATCGTCAACTCGCAGGTCTACCATTACAACAGCGACTCGTCGGTGAACGTGGACCTGAACCGTGTCATGCCCCTTGGATACACGGGCCGCACCAACGACTGGCGCTGGGGCATGTGGCACAACGGCAACTGGCCGCAGCGCGTCTCGCTCTTCGAGCAGCGCATGATCATGGCCGGGACCTACGACGCGCCCAATGGCACCTGGCTCTCCGAGACCGACCGCTACGACAGCTACGCCCAGCTCAATCCGCTCGGCGAGGTGCAGGACGACTCCGGCATCAACTACGACCTGGCCACGACCGGCTACTCGACCCAGCGCTGGATCATGGTGGACAAGGGCATCACCTTCGCGACCGCGCGCGAGATCTTCCGGGCCGGCGGCAACTCGACCAACGGGGCCGAGCCCGTGACCCCGCGCAACTACCGCGCGATCTCCGAGAACAACTTTGGCACGTCCAAGACCGTGCCAGTACGGGTGGGCCCGGTTGTCATCTACGTGCAGGATGATGGCCGGGCCGTCCGCGAGTTTGCCTACGATTTCAACACCGATTCCTTCGAGTCGCTCCAGTTGAACATGCTGGCCGAACACATCCTGCAGGATCACGGCGGCAGCGTGGAGATGGCACTGCTCGACTCCCCCGATCCAGTCGTCTTCATCGTGACCGGCGACGGCCAGCTCGTGGCCTTCACGTATGTGCGCGACCAGGAGATCACGGCCTTCACACGGTTCGTCCACGGCATCGGCACCTTCGAGAGCGTCTGCACGATCCTGTCCGACGGCGTCCCGGTGCTCTACGCCGTCGTCAATCACGACGGCGTCCGGCGCATCGAGAAACTCGCCGACATCCATCGCATCGAGAAGCCGCTTGCCCCCATCGTCCACCTTGATTCCGCTGTTCCCATCAGCGGCGTTTCAGGATCCGTTATCGCCCTCCCGAACCTCGCCAACCGGACGGTGCGAGCCGTCCTGGATGGCGAGGCCCAGCCCCCGGTCACGCTCGACGCAACTGGCACTTATACGCTGACGCGTGACGTGACTGTGGGCTGGATTGGGGTGGGCTACCGGGGGCTGCTGGGATCCCTTCCCGTGCGCAATGCGACGCCCAGCGGCTCTCCCGGGGCCGGCGTCAAGCGCCGCCTGCGCTACCTCACAGTGGCCCTCTACGGCAGCCTGAGCATGAAATACGGCACGCGCATGGACCGGCTCATCGAGGTCCCCTTCCGTTCGACCAACCAGCCCACCGGCACGGTCCCGCCCATGTTCACGGGCGAGAAGCGCCTCGAGGTGCCGGACGCCGAGCAGGTCCTCCAACCCACCTACATCGTCGTGCAGGACGATCCCTATCCCCTCAACATCCTGGGGGTCTATCTCGACCTCCAACAGAACTGATGGAACTCGCACTAGTAGCCATGGCCGTGGGCGGTGGCGTCCAGGCCTACGGGGCCTACGAAGAGGGCAAGAACGCCAACGATGAGGCGCGCGAGAACGCGCGCATCACGCGTATCAACGCCTCGGTCGAAGCCTACAAGGCCCGGCGTGAGGCGGAGCGTTTTGGTGGCATCAAGCGTCGCACGCTGGGTGCCATCAAGTCCATGTTTGCCAGCGCTGGCGTGGCTGGGTCCTCGGGTTCTGCTGAGGATGTCTCCATGGATTCGGCCATCCAGCTCGAGCTGGATCAGCGCAACGCGGTCTACCGCCAGACATCCGTCACTCAGGCCGGTGAGGCCGAGGCTAAGAATCTGATCAAGGCTGGCAAGAACGCCAAGCGGGCCGGCCTGCTCACGGCTGTTGGCAAGGGTATCAGCACGGTCGGCAGCGTTTATTCCATGGGCTCGGCTGCCGGGATGTGGGGCGGAGGTGGAGGCGGAGGTTTCTACGAGTCGGCCCAAAATCTTGATGGAGGTTCCTTTTACGGTCCACGCTGATCATGGCACGCATTCCAACCATTGTATCCGAAACGTCAGCACAGGGCGCTGGTTATTCCGGCGTGCCTTCCGGCACGTTCGGCAACGCCTCTGGCCTTCAGAATTTTGGAGCTGGAGTCGCCAATGCCGGGGAGGCAATCGGCAGTGCGGTTCTCTCCCAGCGTCAGCGTGCCGAGCGCGAGGCAGAGAACTCCGCCCACGAAGCCAAGGTTGCCGCCAATGAAGCCCGGGTCGAAGCCGACCGCCTTGAGCGTGAGCGTAAGCGCATGCACAAGGAGGCCGTTGATGATGAGGTTCGTGGCATCAAGGGCGAGATTCTGGACCGCTACCTGGAGCAGGATCAGACCGGCTATACGGACGGACAGCTAGAGGAAAACCAAAAATGGTACAAGAGCCGTATCCAGCAGGCTGATGTCTCCTTGTCCCAGCGCGGCGTCACTGGCCGTGCCGAGGAAGTGATGCAGGGAACAAGGGAGCAGGTGCAGAGCCTCTTCCTGGACAGCGTTCGTCGATACGATGCCAACATGGGGGCCCAGGCGCTCATGCATGCTGGCACGCAGATGGCGCAGGCTTCTGCGGATGCCTCAAACTATCTCTTCAGGGAGAAACCAGAGTCAGCCATTGCTGTCATCCAGGCCCGTGCCGAGATCGCCATGGATTCTATGAAGGGGCTGACCAGCACGGCCGCGCGTCAGGCCCTGGCGAATAACATCGGGCAGGCTGTTCTCAGCCTTGCAGACAACAAAGCCTGGTCTGCGGATGAGCGTGAGCAGCTCTTTGCGCTGGCCACCACCACGTATGCAAACCCGGATTTTGAGAACAGGAAGAACGAGATCCGTCAGAAGTATAGCAGGCCGCAGCCTCTTGCCTGGGACAAGCTTCAGAAGAGCGTGGAGGCGAAACGGGACACCGTGGCCAAGACGGGCAACCTCGAGGAAATGGTCAAATTCCACGCGAGTCAGACCCGCAAGATGGTGGCAATGAATCAGGAGGATGACATCGAGCGTTTCGAGCAGGGCCTTGCAACCGGTGTCGCCCAGGGCATGGGCGAATTTCTCATCTTCAATAAGAGCCATACGGGGCAGCCAAAAGAGACGGACCCGCAGCAGGGGGTTCGATTCGACTACTTTGGCACTCTTCGTCCCATGCCTGGCCTTGCCAACTATCTCAAGAGCGCCACTGACGAGCAGATGGCAGCGCTTCTTTCTACGGTTGATCCGACTACAGGAAAGGCCACGAGCTATTGGAACTCTCTTGAAGAAGACGGGCAGAAAACCGCGGTTCGCGAGCATCTCGTGGCCAAGGCCGTTGAGCACGAGAGGAAGTTCATCACCGATGCGCCGGCGCTCGTTGTGAAGGCACCTGAGTTGGCTCTGCAGTATGATACGGTCCTGCGTAATGTTGCCACCCCAGGCATGACACACAGTACGGAGTACTGGCAGGAGGCTGCCTCTCTTTCCGTCGACGTCGCCGACATCCTCAAGAATGAGTTCGGCATGGGGGATAGTCCCAATCCTCTTCCTTCTGAATACGTTGATGCGTTTGTCACCGTGTTCCGGCAGCAGAGTCCGGAGGATCAGGCCAAGACAGTGGCGGCCATGACGACATTCAGGCAGGATCCCAACAATCGTGAGTTTTTGAACGTGGCTCCAAGGATGCTGGAGCAGGTATCCAAAAAACTTTACGAGACCAACCCGCGCATGTCCACGATCCTGTATCTGGCTTCCAAATCCCAGGCCACGGTCACGGAGCTTTCGGATCTCTTCCTGGTTTCCAACCAGGACACCCGGCAGGATGAGGATGTGATCACGACCGAGGGAGCAAAGAGCAGGTCCGCTGTCCGCACGGCTGTCCTCGATGTCATGAAAGACTGGACCGTGGGAATGAAGATCGGTGGCCCGGCCCCGACCGTGGAGATCCAGGGCGTCGTCGATCTGGTGACTGACAAGACCATGTATCAGCTTTCCAAGGGCATGGGTGACGTTTATCAGACAGCACAGGCCTCCTATGACTCCATCGTCGGTCGTCGCTACATGTTCTCCAAGGAGACCATGTCAGGTTCGCTCTACGGAGTGGAACTTGGGCCCATCATCATGCCCAAGGGGCTGATCCAGTATGACCTTGGATTTCTCGATTTTCATCAGCCGCAGGGACATGCCCACAGCCAGGAGCAGTTTCTGGAGTACATCCCGGATTACGTCCGGGAATTCGCAGGCCAGCCCGTTGCCTTGTTTGGTGAGGATCGACGTGACCTGGGAAGCTTCAACTGGTTTCAGAGTATCTTTGAACACAGTAACCCGGGCCGTCTTTTTGACGCACCCTTTGCCCCGGAAGTGGTCGGTGGCCTGGATTATGACCGGCTCCACATCGAGGGTCTTCCTGAGGCGGCCTTTGTGTACTCCATGCACAGTCTCAAGGACGTGCTGATTTCCACAAGTACTGGTGGGCTGATCGGAGAAAAACGTTATTCCCCGCAAGAAGCCTGGGAGGCCCTCACCGGCCTTCGCCGTGACATAACCGCCTTCATGCAGAGCGCCGGTGTTGACTATACCGTGCAGATCACGCCTCAAGGCATGGAGGCGCTCAAGAGGACCATTGTTCAGCGCCTTCTTGTTTCGCAGGATTCCACAATGGAGAACCTGCACCTCTTTGTCCCGAATAGGCAGTACCAGATGCCCAATGGGAAGATCATCACCACGGATGCCCCGGTCCAGTTGCAATACACGACTGGCACACCCGGGGTCTATGAGAAGGTGAAGATTCCCCTTGCGGACATCGCCAACTCCGCAGGTTCGCACATGCGGCCTGTGGATTACAGCAAGCTTCCAAGTTACAACCGCTACGGTGTTCGCACGGATCCCAAATACTGGCAGGAGAGGGAGGCCAAGAAGCAGGCAGATAAGGATAAGAAGCAGGCAGATAAGGACAAGGCACAGCAGGCGCAGCAGGAGGCCGAGAGAAGGCGTGCGGAAAGACCTGCTCCGGCTGGCACTCCGCAGTCCCTGAACATCCCTGAATACTGATGGCCGCTAAAACCAATCTCGAACTGGATCCGTTTTCCCAGACGATGAACCGTCCCGGGGACAAGCCCGGTATTGTCTCACCGAATACACCGGTTCCGGAACCGCCCACACCTGAGCAGGTCTTCAACCAGGAACGGGATGCCGCAATCCAGCCTCGGGCTCCTTCGGCAGTTCCCACGACGCGGCAGATTTCCCAGTTCAATGAGCGAAAGGATCGTTACACCAACAGTCCGGCCGCCTCGCTGAGTGACTTCAACCTCAGCAAATTCCAGTTGTTCACGACTGCCATGGTCGATTCCTGGCGCACGTCGTTTGGCCCGTCCACGGTCTATGGCCTGTACTATGACCATCTGGGCAAGAGCGGGAATCTGATCTCCAAGAAGGATTTTGATACCTTCTATAGTCTTGGCGGCCAGTTGGAGCACAAGAAAGACATGACTGTCGAGCAGGCGGACTTCGCCTATCGGCACAAGGTCCAGGAAAACACCCTGGGTTTGCGCATGCAGTCCGGTGTGCAGGACTTTGGCTCGGCCTTCACCACACTGGCCGGTGGGTTCTTCGGCGGCTTCGGCGACCCTGTCACGACTGGGCTTACCTTTGTCCCGGTCGTTGGTCTTGAGGCCTGGGGCGCTCGGATCCTGCGTCCTACGATCAGGAGCGTGGCCCAGGCGGGCATGGGAAAGCAGCTTGTCCAGACGATGTATCGTGGCGCAGTTATCGGCGCTGGTGAAAACCTGATCTTTGAGCCGTTCATCTACAACAGCCAGCAGAAGTTGCAGGCTGAATACAGCGTTCAGAACTCTTTGATGAACGTGGCCGGTGGCGGAATACTCGGCGGGTTCTTCGGTGGGCTCGCTCGTGGCTGGTCGCTTCGCAGCGCCAAGGCCCGTCAGGCCATGATTCGTGCCACCTTCATTGATGCCATCCGAACGTCCACCTCGCTTCGTGAATCCATGCTTCAGCTCGATCCCAGGCTGGCAGCGGACAAGGCCATGATGGTCGAGCTGGAAACCATCGAGAAGGCCATAGACCGCATCGGTGAACCTATTTCCAGGGAAGCGGCAGCCCGGCTGTTCAACCGTCTGCAAGGCATGGCAATCGAGAAGTGGGAGGCCGGTGACGGGATCATTGATGTCGATGCCGAGAGTCCGGAAACCTCGGATCCTCGCACAATGATCGGCAGCTTTCTGGATATCTATGAGCGCAACAAGGGGCGTCTCGAGGATCTTCGAGCCCGCCATGCCGAGGCTACAGGCAACGAGAAGTTGGCCCTTGAGCCAGAGCTGGAGCGCCTGGAGAAGACGACACGCGAAAGCGCCGAGCTTTATTTCGACACCTACAAGCGCCGCATGGCGTATGCAGAGTTTGACTACTGGAAGAGGAAGATCGGCAGGGTTCAGGATGCCAACAAGGTGAGAGAGGCCAAGGCCAACCTTGCCCGCGTGGCCCGGCAGATTGAGATTGATCGTGAACTTCATCCTGTCCGTCCCCGTGACGAGAAGGGGCGACCGCTCACTGCCGTGGACCTTGATCCCGAGGGTTGGACAGCGGAACTTTCAGGCAAGCGCCCGCGGATGGATACGGATTACCGTGACCCAATCGTTAAGAAAAAAATAAAGACCGAGGCAACACGCCTGCTCTTGCAGGAGGCTTTGGATACGTCCTGGCGTGCGCGGGATGCGGAGGGTAATCTTGGCAAGGGTGTCACCGAGAGCATGGCCAGAATGGCCGATGTGATGAAGGCACTGTTTCGTCGCGAGGTCCGCTTCACTGACAATCCGAACCTTACCGGCGGAGGTCAGGCCCGCAGCGATGCTCCGGAGTTCATCTTCATCAACACCAAAAAGAAGGATGTTGTCGGACTGACCCGGACCATCGGGCATGAGTTTTTCCACACGATCCGCTTTGCTGATCCGACTACGTGGCGTGCCCTTGTCAGGGTGATGCTCAATGCGGATCCGAAAATTTTCGATAAGTATTACGCCCGTACTGCGCAGAGGGAAAGCATTCCCTACAAGGGAAAGGCGAACTGGTGGGCGGATCTTTCGGAGGGTGGCCGCATCGAGGAGACCTTCGCCGAGATCATGGGCGACTCCTTTAACGAGGGTTCCTTCTGGGATGCCCTCAAGAAGGCCATCGACGATGGCGCGTTGGACAAGACCACCTACCAGAAGATCATGGGGTTTGTCCGCGAGATGTATCTTCGCATCAAGTCTCTGTTGGATCAGGGACGGCTTCCGGATCTCGAAGTCCAGGAACTCACTACACTGGCCAGTCAGCTTGGCACCTTCCTTGGTGAACGTGTTGGTGATCTTCCCGATGGTGGATTCTCGACCCAGTCTGTCTGGACGAGCCGTGAATCCGTCATCAAAAACGGCGTGAAGAAACAGCTTCTGGATGACTATGAGAAGCTTTCCCCGGGCCTTGCCGAGCGTGCCAGGCAGTTGGAGGAACGGGTCAAGGAGGAGATGGACAATGCCGATCTTAAGGCCCTAGAGGACTTCGCCGAGATTGCCCTGATCAATTTCTGGGAGGCCATTTACCGCAACGGTGACGGTAATTGGGAGGTGAATACAACAAGGCCCCCGATAAACCTGGAGAAGCTGAATATCGTTCACCCGCTCCAGTATCTCGCCGGCATCTATCGCAACCAGCTTCAGATGAAGCGTGAGAGCAAGGGGAAGGGTCTCGGCCCCAATTACGAGTGGAACAGCAAGACCGGCAAATGGGATGACAAGCCTGAGGCGCGGAAGATCCACTGGAACGAGTTTCCCGTCTTGTTCATCGGCCTGCCAGAGAACGGCGGCAAGCCGGTCAACAGCAAAAATTACCGGCAGGCCACTCACATTGTCTTCTATCGCCACGAGGGCGGTTATCCGGACACGCACGAGATGCGCGGCCTGGAGACGGTCGCACGTCAGCAGCAGGAGCAGGACCTGCTCGAGCAGCTCAAGGCTCCAGTGAGCAACACGGAACTGGAAAAGCAGTTGCCGAAGCATGACCTGGGCTGGTGGCTTAATGCTGATGTTGGAAACCAGCTCGAACAGTCGAACAAGCGCATCATCAAGATCCGCGAGCGTGCCAAGGAACTGGATACAAATCTGGATGAGGTATCCGCCCTGGATTCACGCGCGCAACTGGATCCTGATCCGAAGGTGAACAAGGAGATCCGTGACCTGCTGGAGGAGTACGGCACCGAGCAGCAGAAGGTTTCCCTGCTTGAATACCTGGGCACCGGAAAGAAGAAGGGCGACCGTCGCCAGATGATCTTCGAGTATTATCTGAAGAATCTCCAGCAGGCCCGCGACAGATTGGCCATGCGCGCCATGGAGAATACTCAGGAGCGATACAATCCCTTCACCCAATTCCTGGATGAGCGCCACGAGCTTCGTCTGGCTGAGAAGGATGCCATCAACAAGGGCCGGCATCTGACTGGAGAGGCTCTGGCCAAGGCTGAGAAGTCAGAGGTTGGAAAGAAACTTTCTCCCAAGCGACTGGCCGAGATCTGGGGCGAGTTCATCAACGAGCGCATCAAAGAGGGCCAGTTCAACGCGGACAATATCGACATCTTTGGCGCTCAGTCCACGGCCTACATGCTCCTGAACATGCTCTCAAAGGGGGCAGACCTGGAGCCGAATGGCACTGTGCGCATTGATCCGAGGATCATGAACGAGAAACTTGCCTCACCCCAGACCTCGATGGACGATTACCTCGCCATCCAGTCCGGTGTGTCACGCAAGTTTCAATACAATGATCAGATCATGGGACTGCTCGACAGGTTTCAACAGGCCAATTCAGAAGAGATTGGCCGCTTGATTTCTGATTCCGGCACTCCTGGCAAGAGCACTCCGATCCTGGACGAGGCTGGGAATCCGGTCCGGACTCAGCCTTCGGAAGGGGCAAAGAGCAATCTTCCGGAGCTGGAACAGGCGCTGGAGGAAAGCTATCTTCTCCGTAAAGACTGGTATGCGGGTGATGAATACGCCGCTGTCATGGCTGTTGGTCAGGAGCAGCTCGATCAGGCTGCACGTATCGCAGAGTCAGATCAGAAGAATGTGAACAGTGAGGAGGGTGCGGATCCTCTGGATCTGGTGGAAGATCCCACTTTTCGTCCGAGGGAAACGGAGGAGTATGAGGACACACTCAAGTCCTACGAGAAGGCCATCCCAACCATGCCCAAGCATGTGGATGACAGCTATGCCTCTGCGGCCAAGTCCATGGCGGAGAGGAACAAGATTCGTGCCCAGAAACTGGAGACACACTTCACCGATCTGGTCACCTCGACCAAGAAGCGCCTGTCGCAGCCCGGCGGCATGGACGCCAAGCTGGCCGAGCTGGCTAAGAAGCGCGCCGAGGAAAAGGCTCTGGCGGCGGGCAAACCGGTTGGTGCGACAGCGGCTCCGGCCAAGCCAGTTCCGCCCACGCAGGACATGGTCAACTACGGCGACGTCTATGCGCGTGCGCGCAATCGCCGGACCGTGTCCAATGCCGTGGCCGACCTGCTCTTCGCGCAGAAGGAGGACGGCACGCCTCTCATTGATCTCGATGCGAAATCCGGGGCGGCCCTCCTCCAGTTCCAGAAGTTCGTGCGCATGTCTCGCAGGCTCCAGATCCAGGAGTCAGGCGTGAGCGTCACGGCTGGCGAGGTCGGGACTTTCGGGTTTCGCGAGAATGCCTCGGAGGATGTCCTCGGTCAGCGCCAGATGCATTCCATGTGGCGGCGGGCCCGGGCGCTCCAGGCCCAGAAGGTTGCGCCGGCCGATATCGTGGCCCGGCTGCAGAAGGATGCGGAGATCGCCGAGGCCGTGGCCATCCAGCGCGGCATTGCCCAGCGCCAGGCCGAGAACTACTGGGGCAACATTGCCCATAAGGGCTACAAGTATGTCATGAGCGCCATGGACGGCCAGCGCCGCCGCGGTCCAAAGATGTCCACCGGGGTGGAGACTGAA